ACCATTGCAGTTTCGTAACCGAGTTGTTCTAGTAATTTTTTTTGTACAATTATTTTTTTAATATCTCTTGCAGTAGAATCAATAACCATACCTAAACGACCTTTGACATACATGTCTTGTCGTCTTCCAGTCATTGCTTTTGCATGGATTCTTATTGCATCTCTTTGTTCTTCTTCATCTTCTGGCATTTTAAGTGAAAGACCTGCTTTCTTAAGACCTACTTCAAATGATGAATCTGAGTTTACTGGTCGTAACCCCATAGTTAAGAATCCTAATTTTTTAGCTGCAAGTGATTTACCACTACCTGGCCCACCTGCCATAAAGACAGCTTTAAATACGCCAGGGTCGTTAATTCCTTCGTTAAGTGAGTCGTATGTATTTTCCAATATCATCTGTTATATACTCTGGTATATGATGGAATTCTTCTCGAATTGCCATTCCTTTTCTTACTGCTTTATACAGTTGTTTTCCTTGTCTAAAAGTTCTTGGTAATGATTTAACAAATGTTTTCTCATCACCATCGAAAGCCATTGCTCTCATCTTAGATGCAGACATACCAGATATGTCATCTGCATCTGGGTCTCTTTCTCCAGCAGATACTACTTGAATACCACTAAAGTTGTAGAAACCATGTCTTCCTTTTACATTGTTATACTTTGTAAGTAAAGACTCAAACTCTCTTATTCTATCTGAACCAGCAACCATTTTAATACTTCTGTATCCTTGATTGTATAAGTCAACCACTACATCAAACACTGTTCTAGAATTAGATGTAGATACTGTAACTTTTGCTGGTCTAAACAAGAGTTTCATGAACTTTGTTTTGGTTCTATAATCCAATGGATTTTTCTTTGGGTCTTGACTATGACTCGTATAGATAAATCCATCATCTGAACCAGCAACTTGTTTTACTTTCATTGCAAGTTTTAAATGTCCAGCAGTTGGTGGGTTAAACCTTCCAAATGCAAAGACAGCAGTTTTATCAACCTTCATTGATAGTTCTACAATGTCTTTAAAACTTTTCATGTAAGTATTTATGTTTTTACAAACTTCTGTTTGTTAATTTTAAGTGCATCATAATCCATTTGCACATATTTTTTACATGTATCCCACCATTCTTTCAAGTCTTCATCTTCTTGCAATTCTTCCACAACTCTTTGTCTAATTTCTGGTGTAACATTTATATGAGTATGTGAATACATATTGTGAGACTGATTTTGTTGATATTCTTCTCTAATTTTATCATTTATAAATCCTAATTTTATTAAAGAATCAATTGCACCAGCTGTTTTTTTCATAGAATCTGTTGAGGGATACAGATGACCTAGCTCAGTTTTTGTGTAATCTATGTCGTGTTTGTAATGAATAAGATTATTGTATGTATCATACATTGATTTACCATTCCACAATGGTCTTGATAATACAAAAGTATGATTCATTTGTTGACCATCTAATCCACCTAGTAATAATCTTTCTGGTGGACAAAAGTATAATATTCTTTTTGCAGAATTATAGTATTTTTCCCACCCTTCTTCTGTATCTGTTTCCATATCATATATCCATGGACAAGACATACCATTATCCATTTCAGTTATAAGACCAGATATAAATCTTTCCCAAGGGTCACGAACAAGTAAATATGATGTCCAATCTTTGAAAAAATCTAATTCTTGAAATGGTGGAGTCATTTCTGAATCACGGCCTTCATTATAATTTTTAGGGGTTGCTATCATTCCATAATCCCATGGACAGTTGTCACCTAAAAATTCTTTTGATTCTTTTGAACCTCTTTTAAGAATTTTTGCATTTTTGGTAAGAGGATTATAATCACCATTCTCAGATTCAATTAAGTGTTTTGGAAGATTTTCATAACTATGCATTACAACTCTTTTGTTTGGTTTCCACATATCTGTAACAAATTTTAAGTATTCTTCATCTGTTAACCAAGTTTTTGGGTCACGATTTTGGTCTTCAACCCACACCCAGTCGTCATTAAACATTTCATTTTGTGCGTTTAGATAAAAACGAATTGATGAATGTCCTACTTTACGAGGACATGTAAGGATTACTTTTCTTTTTTTAGATATGAATGTAGGATGACATCTTTCCCAACATGTTTCACCATCAAGATGAACTGAAACTGGAAAGGTTTGTTTTTCAATAGTTATTCGAACTTCATTCCTATCATTGAAGGATGCAAAAGATTTTAACGATTCTGCCATAATATAACTCCATAATTTATTTATCCCAGTCTTTCTGAACTGTAAAGTTATTTAGTGAGAATTCCATTCTATCCACTAACTTTACTGCACCACCTAGGTTGTTATCAATTGCAACAAATCCCTCTGGTGCAACGACATCAAAACCATTACCCTTTTTAACAAACATTGCAGTCATCTGACTTGCTTTGTTTACTTTAGTAAGTATTTTTATCTTTGCATAATTTATTAATGCTTGAAACTCTACTAAAGTTTTAAGTAATATTAAATTTTTTCTAACTTCTGTTAGAAGGATGTTTTTGTTTTTTTCTTTTGTCTTTTTTGCAGAATCAGATTTAAGTTTTCCAATCTGTGTATTCATTTTATCTTCGACAAATTTTAGATACTCATCTGCATGTTTTTTGTAGTTTAGTCGTAGGAAGTTTGTTCCTTCTCTAACTTTACTGTTGTGATAAGTTTTATAAGTTAGTCCAGCATCAATTTTATTTTGCATATCTAAAAACTTTTTAAGTTGTGGTGCTTTTATCTTCTGGAAAACTTTACCTGTTCTGGACATTAATCTGGTTATTTCTGCACTATCTTTTTGTGTAAAAGTTGCAGTTCCAGATACATCATTATATTCTGCATCATCCATCCATACCTTAGATGTTTTTTTAAGACCTTTTATGTTTGCACCAAAAGATGCTTTTAAATTCATTAGTGAATCACCTGTGTATGTTGTATGAAATACAATACCTACCTGTGCAGCTCTCATTGTAGATGCAAGTTTAGATGTAGAAGGAACTGCATACATGATAGTATTGGGTTGAAAAGTTTCGTATGATTCACCATTGATATCTTGTTTTTCCAAGTCACCTTTAGTAAACATTAAGTCACCTTGAAGTATATCTTTGATACCGATATTTTTTAGATTGTTATAACATGCTTTGAACTTATCTGCAAGTTGTCCAGATAAATCTGCATCAATTTCTGCAATGGATGTATAGAACTTTGGTGTTTTGTTAAATAAACTTTTCTTTGCAACAAAAAACTTACCTGTCTCTGGGTCATTACCACAAAAGATTGCTGGAGCTCCATCCCACTTTACAGTGACATTAACACTTCTTTTACTTCCAGATACTAACATATCACGAAGTGACCTTATAAAGTTTATAGATGCACGACCACCTTCAATACCACTATTGAAGATTTCGTCTTCTATATGTTCTAAATGTACATTTGGACTTGGCATATTATTGTGTAAAGAGTTCTGGGCCTTTTCCTGTTAGTTTTACAGAAGTCACCTGTATGTTAAAAAATTTAAGAATCAATGATAACATTTTTTCTCCTTGTTTTTTAATCCAATTGAATGCATTATTAACTTTTTCTTTTATCCAATTAAACATTTGAGTAAATTTATCTCTAACTTTTTTGTTAACATTACTAAGACCTTTTTTTATTTTATCAAATAATGCAAACTCATCTAGTTGTTCAATACTATTTTCATGCAACATTTTTCTTCCATACTCATTCATTGTAAGTGCATCATTTATGATAGCACTAAAAGTCATATGAGTATCTTTTTCATATTCATCACTTAAGATTTTTTTAGTAAAATTCATAACTTGTTGTGGGGTTTTAGTTACTGCACCACGAATTGAAATATATGGTGAACTTTTTCCAGCTGATTTGAAAGCTGCATAAAATTTATAAAGATTTGCTAAAGTTTGAACATCTGATTCATTAACTGTTTTAAGAGAATAATTATGATTAATTTTACCTTTTATATCATCAAACTCAACCATGACATCTGCACGAGAAGGTGAGGTGTCTCCAAACTTTACTTGACCAGTTGCAGCCTCAAACACAAAATGTTTTTTAAATGTAGGATTATCATTAAAAATTTTAACTATTTTTGAAGTTAATGTTCCTATATTTTTTCTAGTTGCATCTAGTTCATCTTTAAATGGTTTTAAGTTTTTCATTTTTTGTGGATTACCTTTAGAATTTTCTAACTCTTTTTCTAAATCTGTTACTGAACCTTTATATCCAGAACCAGTTAAATCCATGGTTTCATTTTGCATAAAATCTATAATTTTTGCAGTTTCTTTAGGTGCATTTTTCCCCATCATTTTTGCTGCAGCATTAAAAGTTGCAATACCTTCTGGTGCTTTTGCACTCATGACTTGAGAACCACCAGCTTTTTTCAATGATATTCTTTTCTTTCCAGACTTGATATCTGTTTTAGGAGTTGCATTTTTACCACCCCATTTTGACCATTCTTTAGATACCTTTCCACCACCTTTACCACTACCTGTTTGAGTTAGATTAGGTAATCCAATTTTGTCAAATTCTTTTGCAAGTGTTTCCGATTGTGTAATTAAAGTTCCAGTCCATAACTCTTTTCTTGATACTCTATCCCATTCATCTGGAGTTTCCTTAGATGGGTCTTTACCTTTTCTAGTTCTTTGTCCCACTGTAATCATTGCTTCCCAGTCTTCTCCAGATGGAGTTGGTTCTTTTCCTAAACTACCTTTTCCATACTTAAGTTTAAGGTTTATATTCTGTTTAACCCAATCTTTTGTTTCTGTATCAGAAATTCTTACTTTTATTCCACCTTCATTACCACCAGCAATAGGAACTACCTCAGTTTGAGATTTTAAATATTTTAAAAGTTTTTTTAATTGACCTTTATCTAAATCTGTTGGAAATGAATCTATGTCTTTAGGTTCATTGATTGGAATAGTAAATGCTTCCTCTGTTAATGATATACCATGAAAGTGTAGTTTAGTCTCTTTTATACCAGACTTTTCTTTATAATGACTATAGAATGCACTAGCAAGTTGATGACCGAACTCTGTATCTGTTGGATAATGAACCCCACCAATCTGTCTAGAATGACCTATATCGTCTCCTATTTTTTTGATATTACCTTTATGTTCAAATGGAACTTTATCTACAAGATATAAACTAACAAATCTACCTTCGGTTGCATGTCCAGATGGATATGAAGGAGTTTCTGCTGTTTTTAATGGATAAACATTAAATGTCGATTGACGAAAGAATGTAAGAACTTTTGACAGTTTTTGTGGTCTTGGTCTGTTGTAATGTATCTTAAGTTGTAGAACAATAGGTGCAAGTTGGTCTTTTAATTTTATAACATCTTCCAAATCTTTCATTGGTAAGTCATGTTTTTTATAGTAATCTTTAAATGGTTTCATTAACTTTTGGTCAACTAATTCCATAAATTCTCTTGCATTATCACGATAAACTTCATAAGACTGTAACTGTTTAAGTTCTCTTTTAGTAGCTTCAGATGAATTTTTATATGGATGATATTCTGTCCAATTTGAAACTGGAAAATCTTTGAACACTCCTCTGTCTGCATTTAATTGTTTTTTTCTTTTAGGAGACATAGGCATGTTATGACCTAGATTGTCTACTGAGGAGTTGTCTTCTTTTAGGTGTTCGTAAAATGTTTGCATAATACTATTTATGCAAATAAAAAAGGGAACTCTTGCAAAAGTTCCCTTAGTAGCAATTTACTCTGTTAGTTATATGTGAATGTTTTTCTAACTTGTTCCGAGCGGAAGGACGCCAATCGACTCTATCTACTGCCCTACGATTTCACTGGACTCATTTCTTTAATCTGTGTTGTTTTAAAAGATTGTCGTATTCTTCAATTTGGTTTTGAAGTTTGATTTGTTTGTCTTCACTTATTTTAAGTTTTCTTAAGTGTATGAGTTCTTTCTTCAAAGTAACTTTTCTTTGAAGAATATCAACTGTTGCATTACTACTTAAAGTGCCAAGCTTGTTCCCATTATCAGACATATTGTAATCATTCCTATCAAAATGTATCGATTTCTCCTAACTCGTTTTCGATACAATAACCAAGGTAGTGCATCTTCACCAACCTTGGGTATATAACTCTTATAACTATATTTATGCATTTTTACTCTCCGACTTTACCAATTTTAATGTGCTTCTCATCTTTTTAAGTTCTTCAATTGTATGTTTTGCAGACTTATGTAAGATACCAATACCACCAGCATCTTCCCATGCTTTTATGTTTTTTGGTCTGTCGTCAATTAAAACATTACCTTTTGTTGCAAAAACCGCCTTTTGAGTACCACTATAAGTGCATGTAACTACAACATAAGGGTCTACATACTGTTTAATCCACTCGTTTTTATCATAAACTACAATGTTTCTATTGATTGCACCAGCAGCTGTAAGTATTTCCCAAGGTAATCCAGTATGTTTTACATACCCAATCAACTCATGATAATCAACCATTGGTGGTAAATTTCTAAATAATCTTTTGTTTGTTAGTTCTTCTTTTCTTTCATCATACTCAGAATGACCATAATCATCAGAAGTTAATGGTCTACCTAACATATCACTGACACCAGCAAGGAAGTCAACAAGGACTCCATCCATGTCAATAAAAATTCTTTTTGGTGTTACTTTATTCTCCATATATTGTTTTCCAATCTTGTACAGTATAACCTGTCATAATAAATTCTCTCTCATCTTCATTAAGATTAGGAAAGATGTCTTGAATTAATCTCCTTTCTTGAGCAGGAGCGTTCCACTCTTTAATTTGTTCTTGAGTAATGTCAAGATACATCTTGTTCACATTACCTGTTAGTGGACTTTTTCTTACTACTTCTATCATGTTTGTATTATACTAAATTATGCACCTATGTGTCAAACTACCTTAAGTAGTCTGGGCCATAGATTCTCATTGAGTTAGGGTCAATTCTATACCCATCAAATAAGTTTCCTCTTGGTCTGTTAAGTGCTGGTGTTTTCCATCCAGCAGATTTAAGAATGTCACCTTCTTTAAAAGTGATTCCAGTTTGACCTTTTCTCCATTCTTTTTTATTAATAAAACCCCATACTGAACGATGGTCACCATGTTCACAACTGATTATACGAATGTATTTTTGACCAACTGAATAATCAAAAGATGTTTTATCTCTGGTATGTTCCCACCTTTCATGAGTTGCTTTTGTCAAACACTCACATAACCTTTCTACTTTTTCTTTTAACTCTGGACTCATTATGCAACCTCTTGTTTTTGTGATTCAAACCCTTCTTTTATCCAATCGACTAAAGTACCTTTCATACTCCATGCATTGTAATCACCAGTACATTTAATTCCTATACCATATGAATCAAACACTAATTTGTAGTATTTGTTTCCATCAATCATATCATAACCATCTTTTCCACTTAACCAATATGCATCATATTGACCTTTAACTGGAACTAATTTGATATTACATTTTTTAGAAAGAAAATTTACAATTTTATCAACTGAAATTTTTCCTTCCTTACTTAATATTAATTTTGCATTACCTAATTTCATTTACACTCCTTAATTTATACATATATTATACTAAAATATGTACCCTAGTGTAAAGGTCTTTCGTTCCCATTTACAAGGATAGAAATTAAATTATAATTACCTATAATATCGATACCTATACGATACCTAACACTGTCACACATAAGTGACCAACTTGCATCAATATTAGATTTATCTAATGCAAGTTGCATTTCTTTAGAATTTAAAGGGATTTCCGAGACGACTCCATTGAAGTCTTGAATTTTGATACCATTTTTCATACTACTATTATATGAAAAAATGTACCTATGTGTCAATCCCAGAATGGTGGTTGATTTTCAAAATCATGGTGAACATTACCAGCTATACAATATCTATCTGTTTTAACTGTTACTGGTTTTACTTGATGAAAACAGTATGCTGGAAAGATTACCAATTGTCCTGTATGTGGTGGAATAGTAAGAAGAGTCTTTCCCCATTGTTTAGTTGATTCTTTTACATGGTCTGCACACATAGATAAATCCATTTCCACACTACCATCTGGAGTAGTGCATATTTCTAATGGTTGTGCAATTTCTGAGTCTTCAATATATGGATAGTAGGTAAAACTTACAAAAGCTGGTTCATGAGAATGTGCTGGTGTAACATCATTTACTTCATATCCCATACCCCACACCTGTGAAAATACTGGTAAAAAATCTACAACATGTGGAGAAAGAAATATTTTTATTTCATGTCCAACCCAGTCCAAAAGTTGTTGCATATGTGGATTATCAAAAGATTTCCAACCTGTGAATTGTGATACTCCAGCATTTATTGTATCGTGGACACCTTGTCCTTTTCCATCCATGTCAAGAATGTAGTTTACAAGATGATGATTGATGTCCATAATTTGTTGAGGAGCATCAATTGTATAGACCTTAGTATTAGTTGATAGGTCTGGTATATAGTTATATGTCCCATCCATCAGTTTTTTCTCCAGAAATTCTTTGACCAGATTCACTCTTATCAAATGCAGGCCCAGAGTCGTGTAATTCTTCTGTTGCAGATTGTTCACAATCATACAATTTCATTCTTGCTCTATCTACACCTATAATGAATCTTCTGTAGTATGTAGGGTCATTATATCTATTCTTTAACTGTTTAACCATAATTTGGTCTAACTCTTCTAGTTCTTCTGTAGATATTAATGCAACCATTAAGTCAGCAGTTGCTGGTAAACCAAATGATTCGGATGTATCTTCAAGTCCTACATCTGTTGATGTAAATCCTTGTCTATTAGTTTGAGTTGCAGTAACAATTGGTAATTTAAATTCTACTGCAAGTCCTCTTAACTCTTCTGCAATACTTTTTACCATTGTGTAAGAGTTTACACTTGAACTTGCTCTCATTCTTGATGATGCACAAATGTTCAAATAATCAAGATAAATGATATCTGGAATAAAATCTTTTTTAAGATTAAGTTCTTGTAACAGATGTCTAAAGTGTCCTGTATGTGCAGATGCAGTTGGATACTCTTTGACAATTAGTTTACCTGTTGTTTTATCACGAATTGATTTAACTTTCTTATCATACATTTCTTTTGGTAAATTAGAAAGTTCTTGGATAGGTAAGTTCATTAGATTTGCATCAATTCTTTCTGCAATTTTTTCTTCACTCATTTCCATAGATATGTAAAGAACATTCTTACCCATCATAAGATTGTTAGCTGCACAATGACACATGAATAATGATTTACCAACACCTGTTCCAGCCATAATGACATTCAAAGTTTTATTTGGTAAACCACCTTTCGTAATCTTGTTCATCAATTCAAGGTCAAATGGTAGTTTATCTTCTACAGTATTGTAGGACATAAATCTATCATCTGCATCTTCAATAAAGTCATGACCAATGTGTTGGTCAAAAGAAACTGATAATGCATCTTTTAGAATGTCTGGAATCTCACCTTTTTCTCTAGTCGATGATTTATCAATAATCTGAATACTTTCCATAACTGCATTATAGATTGCTCTGTCTTTACACCACTTCTCAGTTTCATCTACAAGAAAATCATGTGGAGTTTCTTCACTGTTTTCTTTACATGCATTGATTATGTTTTGTGCATTCTTAATCTCTTCATCATTATGACCAGACAAATCATTTAGTTGAATATTCAAAGCTTCATGAGTAGGACACTCATTATACTTCATAAAGTATTCAGTGATTTGTTTATATACTAATCTTTCTGACCTATCTGTAAAGTATTCATCCTCTAGATAAGGAAGAACCTTTCTCGTAAAATTATCAGATGTAAAAAGATTTTTTAGTATTGATTCTTCAATTCTATTCTGCAATTACTTCACCTGTCTCTGTGTCAATAACTTCTTCTTTACCATATTTAAATTCTTTTTTTGCACACTCGTTGAGTTGTGTTAAGATTTCTTCTGTAAAATATTTTTCTGGATTATTATTAATTGTTTTACCAAACTGAGTAGTTCCATCTGGAAGTTCTATTCTTGTTGATGTCTGTTTAAAGATACCATACTTTAGTGCTAAGTCAAGTAAACCATAATATCTATCTAGTCCTTTATCATATGTCAATCTAACATCAACCATTTTGTTTTCTACTGTAAGTCTTGATTTATGATTTTTACAATGAATAATATTACCAATAATCTCTGTTCCATCTTTTTCTTTTTTCTTGGATAGATAAATGATTGAAGAGGCTGCATATTTCAAACCACTTCCACCACCCATTTCTTTTTGTGGGAACATAGAACCAATAACATCATATGTATGGTTTGTTACTATCATCGGTATTCCTACCTTACCTAGTTTCAAAGTTAACACTCTGAATGTACCTTTGATAACCTGTGCTTTGGTCATGTCTCTGACATTTTTACCAGACCCAATATCTTCTGTTTCTTTGATTGTTGATAACATACCAAGTGAATCGAGAACAAAGAAAAGTTTCTCATCACCTTTTCTTCCTTTCTCAAATCCATCGATAATGTTTACAGCTTGAGTTCTAAACTCTTCTATAGTTGTAACTGGAACAAGAAGAATACGACTTGTATCTATACCTCTTTCTTCTAACATTTCTTGAGTCAATGCAGATTCAGACTCAAAGTAAACGACATTACCCTCTGGGTTGTCTTCTAAAAACTTTTGTACCATTCCTAATGCAAAGAATGTTTTACCTGTTGCAGACTCACCTGCTAATGCAGTTATCTTATTAGATGGGATACCACGATAAATATCGCCACTCACTAATGCATTAAAAATATAAGAACCTGTATCGATATAACCATCAACATCACCTGCTACGATTCCATCTGATACAACTCCTGCTAACTCATTACCACTTGCTTTTGCAAGGTCTTTTAATAAATCCATAATATATTCCTCGACTTGTTATACTATTATACTA